CCCGCCGTGTCGGTCGTCGCGGAGGTGATCGTCGCCTTAAAGCGAACGTCGGCCTTGCCCTTGCTCGGGCTGGACTGTGCCCAGTCCTTTACCCCCTGATCCTCGACGAACTGCTCGCCGATGGATTTTTCAGCGGTGGTCTTGTTCCCGCCGCCGCGCGCGAGCTTTTGCTCGATCTCGGCGACCTGCTCTGTCAGGGAATTCATTTTCAGGAGAGACTCGTCGGCCTTCTCCTTCAAATCGTCGGTCATGCCGACGCCCTTGGCGGCCTCGGCGAGTGCCTTTTCGGCAATCTCCTTGACCTGATTTATGGTCTTGTCGAATTCGGCTTTGACCTCCAGAGCCAGCTGCTCGGCGGTCTTTTCTACAGGGTCCGGCATAGCGGAGTCCTTTCGCAGTTAGGGGAAAAATCAGCCGCGCAATAGGGCTTGAAGGAACGCGGCCTGCTCGTTCGCCTTGCTGCCCTCGGACTCACTCCGAATGGCTTTGGCGTAGCCGACAGAGGCGATCTGTACGGCTGCGCTTTTCGGGAAACCTGCATCCCGCAGGATTTCCTCGAATTCCTTTGCTTGCACTGGGTCGCCGTCGCGGAAACGCCGCGCCAGTTCTTCGAGGCGCTCGCCGCGCCGCACCAATGCTTCGAAATCACCGTGCTTGACGGCCTCGATGCGCGCCCGGCGATTGGCCGGGAACACGACCGGGGAAATCTCGTAAAGCTCCAGCTTTTTCAGGAGGAGGATATTGCCGTCCGGCTCGGTCTCGACTTCGCGGTAGCCGATCGACAAGCCGCCGATTGCCTTTTGCAGCATCAGCGCGCGCACCTCTCGCGCCTTCTGGACCTCAAGGATGAGCCGGCCTTTGCCGTAGAGCCCCTTGCCGTCTTCGGCCAAATCCTCCCAAACGCCGATAGGATTGTCGGGATCGTGTTGCCAGAGCATCAGGACGTTGGTGCCCTCGCGGCGATGCTTGGCGAGGCTTTCCGCGAACGCGCCTGGAAGCACCTTCTCGCCGTAGGCGTCCACATTGCCGAAAATCGAGCCGTAGCCTTCGAAGGTGCCCTCTTCGGTGAGGTTCTTCAGCTGGAGGGAGAAATCCTTGGTTTTCATGGTTCCGGTTCCTGATTTTCGGCCGGCGCCGGCAATGCCTCCTGTTGCTTGCCCGCCTCGGTGATCGGCACGTTCTGCATCTGCATGCGCGGCACATCGCCGCCCTCGACGCGAGGCAGGTTTTCCTTTTCCCGGACCTCGTTGATCGTCATCCAGCCGTTGGTCAGTGCCGACTGATAGAAGGCCGACCGCGCCGCGCTATCGCCGCGCAGCAATCCTTCCAGATTGAATTCAATGGTGAGCCCGGCGGCCCGCTCGGCCGGGGTAAGCAGCTGCTTTTCCAAAGCCTGCTCAATACGCTTCAGTCGGCGGCGAAGCGTGAATTTCTGGAAGCCCAAAACCTGTTGCTCAAGGCCCGAACCGAAGCTGGTCACCTTTTGCGTGTGCCCGACCATGAAGGGCGGGACGCCGAAGAACCGGCAGACCTCCTCGACCGAAAAGCCGCGCGATTCGAGCATCTGCGCGTCCTCGGGCTTGATCGAAAGCACATCGATTTTCGTGCCCCCCTCAAGGATGATCGGCCGGCCGCTATTCTTGGCGCCGATATATTTCTCCGAGAGCTTGGTTTCGGCCAGATTGCGCTGCTCGTCGGTAAGCCACCGCTCGAATGTCAGCGCCGTTTGCGAAATCATGCCGTTGCTGAATGTCCCGGCCGCCGCCCGATCGATCGCGCGGGCAAGGCCGAAAGCATGCCGGCCGAAATGCAAGGTGGACATGCCGCCGAGGGGATCGCCGCCAAAGCCGCGAATATGAAGAATGGCGCGGTCGCTGCCGACATGGTTCTCGCCGTCCATGGTCCAGCGGTATTCCAGATTTCCATTCTCGAGCCGGCGGACGCTGACGCTATCCGGGCGCAAGGGCGTAAGCGCCGCGACCCGGCCGCCGCCATTCCTTTCGATCGCCGCGTAGGAATTGCCCCAAAGCTCGATAGAGGCCGAGGAGTATTCCCAAAAGTCGGTGGCCGTCTGGTCGTAATTCGGGCTGTCATGCAGGATGCGAAACAACGGATGATCGCGCGCCAGCGTGCGCTCGCCCCGGCTGTTGGTCCGATAGACCATGAGCGGGAGTGATGCGATGGTGCCGGCCAGCAGATTGACGCAGGCCCATACAGCCGAAATCGCGAGGATGTTCTGGTCGGTGATCGGCTCNTGCGCAAGGACAGCCGCCGGAAGAAGGTCGCCATTTTGCGGAGGAGGCTCACGCCGCCGCCCCCGCGAGGCTGCGGAAATAGCTATCCATGCCCGCCCCGACCGCCTCGGGGTTCTTGCTCATCAGCATGGCCGCATCAAAGGCGGCGACGAGCGGGTCAATTTTCGCCTTGCCCGCGACTTGCTTGGTAATCAGCACCGCATTCCCACGTTGTTCGACCTTTGCATTGCCGACGCACCACGCCATGAGCGGCGCGCCAGCGTGCCAAAGCGTGCCGTCCTTCAATTTGCGCTCTGTGCCCTGGATGACGCCCGAAAGGCGGTAGCCCTGCGGGATCGCGACGACCTGATCGCCAGTGATGCCGCGCACCGCCAGCGCATCGACCATGTTGGCGACGCCGACCGGATCGAGGCCGACGCCGGCCTTTTCGGGCAACAGCCCGGTATCCCGGACGCGGGCGATGATGTCGGCGACTTCCTCGAAATCCTGCGTCGGCGTCTCGCAAATGGTTAGATCGCCGTCGCGCTGAAAGTCATGCAGCCGGTCGGCGATTTCCTTTCGCCGGGAGAGCACATCCTTGTGCGCCCAGGCATGCGACCAGAGCCGCCATTCACTGCGATTGCGCTTGCAACGGCCGATCGCCGCCAGCCCGAATAGATCGTCCAGCCCGCCGCCATCGATGCCGAAAACGATGGCATCGGACTCGGCGATCAGCGAGTCGAGCGTGATCGACGGATCGGCCGCGCTTTCCCAATAATCGGCGCCGAGCCAGCGGTCGTCATGCAGGGCGACGCCGATTTCGACGTTCAGCCTTTGCGACGCCCACAGGCGCAAATCCTCGTCGCCTTTTTCGACTGCCGCCTGATAGCTCGATTTCAGCTTTTCCAGCGTGATCGAGCGGCCGAGGTTCGGATTGACCAGCGGCCAGACCGCCGGATCGCGCCACGCGCCGCTGCGCTGCATCTCCTCCGGGAATTCATAGAGGATCGGCAGCATACGGCTTTCTTTGATGCGGCCGTCGCGGACGCCGCGCGCATATCGGAGTTCCGTCTTGAATGCCCCGGCCGGCGGCTCGTCCGATTGCGTGGTGATCATGACCAGCACCGATTCCGGCGCCGGCATGCCGTTGCGAATCTGGACGATGATCCGGGCGGCGGCGGCCATGGACGACATAAGGTGCAGTTCGTCCAGCAACACGAAAATCGGCTTGGAGCCGGTGACGACCTTCATGTCGAAGGTCTTGACCTTGAGCCGGGCTTTGTTGCGCCGGTCCAGAATCGTCTTCGTATGGTGCGCGATATGGAACCGCTTGCTTAGATAATCGTCGGCTTCGATCATCCCGACCGCCTGTTGAAAGGCTTGGTCGGAGACCTCATGCGTCGGCCCCACATAGATGAATTCGGCATGGGGCCGGGAATTCATCAGCAAAGCGGTCAACGAGACCCCGGCGCCGCCGGTCGTCTTGTTGTTCTTTTTCGGCACCATGCAGAAAAGCTCCTGCACCATGCGCGTGTCGCCGACCATTGAGCCGAAGATGGCGCGGACGATATCGCGCTGCCATTCGCCGGCCGCCTCGCGCAGGAGCGGCTGGCCGGGCACATCGGGCAAGCGGAGCTTATTGAAGATATCGACGGCGCGGGCCGCCTCGGCCTCGTCCAGCGGCAAATCCGGGATCAGCGATTTACCGGCAAGGAGCCGTTGCTCCCAATCCGGGCAGGCGAAGTTCCAGCCGGTCAATTCAACAGCCGGCCCCAATCGGATTCGGTATGCGCGGTTTCGGCCTCGCGCTGCTGAATTTCCTTCTTGCCCGGAGGCCGATCGCGTTCACCATCCGGGCGCGGCACATATTGCGACCAGCCGAAGCGGCATTGCAGCGCGAAGGTGATTGCCTTCAACGCCGTGCCATCGCTGCCGCTGGCGATCCGCAGGAGATTGGCGACCAGCTTGGCCTGAACGAGCGCGCCGCCGCGCCGCAGCTGGTCCCGATAGTGCTTGAATAGCGTGGCCTGAGTGATCCCCACGACCTCGGCTATATGCTTCGTCGGCACCGCGAAGCCCGACAGGACCTCGACCATTTTCCGGTCTTTTTCGCTCGGCTCATGCGGGGGCCGGCCGGCTCGTTTTCGCTTGCTCATACCTTACCGTTTCTACTGCAACAACAAACACTTGGTGGTACCTTCCGACTTCGGTCTCTCAATCACTCGCTCGGACGTTTACCCACCCCCCCCGAAGGATCCACGAGTCTGGAATTCTGGCCTCAACGCACCGCCAGGTTGTTGTTGACACTCGATAAGGCGCCAAGGATGTGTCAGTGTGCGGAGCCGATCAGCGAAAGTGGGATCGGTATGCTACGTCGAGCCGGAGGGGCCCCAATGCGAAAACACGTCGTTACAGTTATTTTGCTCGCGTCCTCCGTTGGAGGCGCCGCGTTTGCTCAAGAGAACGGACCGGCAATTATACCGGAACAGCTGCAACAGCTGGCTTTGAAGTTTCCGATTTCCAAACGGCTAAGTATCGACTGGAATAATGCTGGACCGGATGATGTCGGAAAATATTTGGGATTTCTCGCGGCAACCAACGAAGTCGCTATTACTGTTGCCAACAGCAATAATCGGAAAGAGCCTGGTGAGGTAGATTTCTTAGCCGCTCTATCGATCCAATGTATCTGGCCAAACAACAAACCGCCATTGGTCGAGGCATCTTGGCCCCTGCAAGCGCCCGCCTTCTACAATGCCGCCGTTAGGGAAGCTATTCGCGAGGCCGTCGGGCCAGCTGCAAGAGAACTTCCGGATCGTATAGAAGAACTGGGAAGCGCAGCCTACGCTTCTTCGGGTGTCGATCTCCCAACGAACGAAGCGGAGTATTCCAAGTACATCTTCGACACCGACAAACTGACCGGGGAGAAATAGATGTCAGCTTCCGTTGCTGACTTAACCTTGTTTCTTACGAGGTGGCCGGTCGTCGACGCTATCGTGGGGGCGTTTTGGTTCAGAAGCGTTTGGGCCACATGGAGAGGTTGTCAGCCACCCGGCACAAGGGACGACGTGGATGAGCGCAATCTAGGGGCGTCAGTAATATTGGCTCAGCTTAACGGGGCGATCACAAGCGCTTCAATCATTGTTGCCGGTGTTGGCGCATTCGTTGCACTCACACCTACTGCCCTTGACCCGTACACTCTGGCTTTTCTCAGGCTCGCCGCCGCATTTTCCGTGGCTGCCTTAGGAAGCGCCGTTTATGCATTGGCCACTCTACCGACGCGCGCGCCGAGCGTAAACCTCGTTCGTTCCAAGGAGGTTGCCATCCTCAGTACGGTGCCCCTTATCTTCGTGACTTTCGCCGGTATTCGGTTCATGTGCGCCATTTGGGCTTTCCTAAGCTGACCGTCAAAACACCTTACAGGCCACGTTTCCGAAATCGCCGAAGGTGAACGCTCGCGACTGCTTGACGCAAGGCCGATGCTCTACTCAGCCGAGACTGCGATGAGGTTTCTGTCGGCGTGTTCGCGCGGCCCCATGATAAAAGAGCGCCGCCTGCTGGAAGTTGCCGACGAGGAACTTGTCAGCGGCCTCGCCTGCGTGGCAGCGACCGGCAAGTCGAAGAAGGCTGGCGTGATGACAGTGCGCGGATGGTCGGCAGGGGGCCTTCTTCTGAACTTTCCACCTATGGGGCGATGCCGGTGACGAGCACGAAGATGATCAGAGCGCCGACGATGATCAGCACCGAGAACGCAAGATGTAAGGGCATGTCGTCAATCCCATTGGCCGCGGGGGATGGCCTGTTCTTCACGTTGGATTTCGGAGTCGTGCACCCGCTTGGATACGGTCTCGATATTGTCGATATCCCAAAAGAGTTTGGGATTGCCTCGATGCGGGGTCTTATGGTGGGCGACGGGACTATTCGGGGCCGGCGCCGTTCCAGTGCAAAGCTCGCCCGTGCGCTGGCATATATAATTGTCGCGGAGGAACACGGCTTGGCGCAGGTCCTCCCACGCGGCGGTATTGTACCAAGCGCGCCATGGCTGGAAGGTCCGCCGCTTCTTGTCGGCACCGTCGGAGGCGTAGCCGACCAGCGGCGCCACCGTTGAAATGTTTGCTTGCAAAGCGCGGAGTCGAGGCATCGCATCGAGCGCCGATCGGGCTGGCGCTTCCTATATCTAGTGGCTATGACGGGGATATAGCTGCTTCATAAGCTTTTCGGTCACGCTCTGTCAAATGACAAGAAAATTTTCAATCAACGCAGCGACCTGGAAATATGCATGCTTTGCCGAGATTCCGATCACAGGGGGGCCACCCCCTCAACCTCCTGAAAGCTCACATCTAGAACTATGTTCAAGCGGGGCTCCTCCTATTGCAGACACGAAAGGTTCGATTACTGAAAGACGGCTTCGCTCCCCATTTCGGTCGTCGCAGTTTGTATTATAGTTTCGCAAGAGCTGCCGTTAGGTCCTGGCTGCTGCGCTCTGTATATTGAGCCAAGAAGTCACTGGCAGCCTCGTTCATTTCGTCTTCCAGACCGGGGCGTAGGAACTTGTAGACAAGAGGGATTACCAGCGGGCTGGACACGCGGCGTGCATAGATGGCGTCCTGAAATTCCCGTGCTTTGACGGTAGCTTCATCCTCAATGCCATCTACCTCGAGGCACCGTTCCCACAGTTTTTTAGCAGATTTCATGAGATCTTGCTGTTGATCCGCCGTATCTCGCTGTCGGTAGAATTCCCTGATCGACCAACTGAGCAGTGGGCTCAGCAGCGCAATATTCAGCACCCATTCCTGTAGGGTGAGCTGCTGCACGATCCCGAGCACCACGACAATTGCAGCTACGGCAGCCGCCAGCCCGGATAAGATTGATGCGTAGTGCCGGCGTAACTCGCTGTCGTATCGGAGGTTGGTCCTCTGGCAAATAAACCGCGCCAAGTGGAGCGGAACGCCGCCGGCGGCCTTAGGATACCAGCCTGTCAGTTGGCTGTCGTCGTGACCAGACTTGTATTTTGTCGCCGCGCGGTGAATGTCTTCGGCCTCGACCCGATCACCCACCACGAAAGGGTTCCATCCGATCTCCAGCACGGTACAGTCGAACTGCTCCGCTATTTTCGCAGCACGTTTCAGAGTTGCCTTGTATTGCCGGTCGATCCAAAGCGGATCGAGTAGAAGCACCATCAATGCCAATAGGGTGAAGTAGGGTCTCACTTGCGGATCAGCTGCGCCCCAGAATGCCCCCACGACCGGAACTAACACTGTCAGGCATAGCTGTAGCACCATCAAGCGGGTCGCAACCGTATAAGTGCGCGTTCGCGCCCGCAGTAGCTTCAGCTGTACCTCTTCGTCCTGCCGGACCGGAATCTGGTTCTGCATAGTGTCAGCCAAATCTAGGAAAATAGGAGGGCACGATTAGACGCCATTTGTCGATTGCGTTCGCGACGTTGCCGTCTGCCGCCATGGCTTCGGCTTCCTTCGCCCGATCTCGCGCCCAGATCAGGCGGTCCACGAGGAGCTGGATCTTGGCTTTCGTTTCCACGTGCGCCCCGACGTCACCACTATAGCCGGCCGGATCAGCCAGTTTGTACTGCACTAGCGTAATGCCTTTGTCGAAGACGTAGCGCATGCCAGACGGGTAATCAGTGATAGTGACGCCGTCAAGCGCTTTCAGGATCAGCGTCTCCAGATGGAAGGACTTGAAGAGATTCCGGCTCTTATTCCACCCCTTGATCATCTTAATCAACGGCACGAGGTCGTCGTTGTGCGCCTTATTGGCTGCCGTCCAAATCTCCACATGCTTTTTCGGATCCGTGGATATCCATTTGTTCAGCTCGAGGCTGGGAATGAGGTAGCCGCCACCCTGGCGGTAGAAGGCTGGCACTACGTAGACCTTGAAATCGGTGAAGGTGACAGTCACGGCCGAACCGTCCGGCCGGATGTCGGGCGTCTTGGTATATGTCTTGCGAAGCGACTTCTTGATGCTCTCGAGAAGGGTCCGCTTTCCATCATCGCGGTAATATTTCAGATCTAGGACAATGAAGATATCGACGTCAGCCTCTTTCAGTGGCCTGATCATGGTGCTGCGGCGGTATGATCCCGTGAGAAACGTGTCCTTGATTATGAAATCGCGCGCCAGAACCTCGCGGATTGCTTTCTGACGGCTCGCAACCGTCTGCTCCTGCAGGTCCGTTATTTCAAGATTGCTGCGCAGAACACGAAACGCATCTGCAATGGTTCTTACCATGACTTGCAGTAGCCTATCATTTCGATTGTTGCCACCAGCGTCCCCACGATCTATCCGATGACCACGTAGAATGGTTCGCTGTAACCAACCAGACGATCGTCGATTATTCGGATGATAAATGCCTCGGCCATGTGAACGCCGCGATATTCCAGCTCTTCCCAACGACGATTGCCTTCAATGGGCCGCTCGAAACCGCCCCGTCCTTTCTTGAGCGCCATAGCAACTGCGCCAGTATTGGTGATGCGCCATCGGACGTAGCAGTCACTTGGCACCATCTGGAACTTGTTGACTCTCACGTCGAACCACAAGCCGCCGCGCGGCGGCACCGCCTCTCCAGAGTTGATCGAATAGGCTCTACCCGTTCTTTGAAAAGCGTATTCGGCAGATACTTGAACGTTGCGGGAAACATGTTGTGCAGGTCGCCAGCGTGGGGGCTGCATATGTGCGGGTGTTTTGAACCAAGAGGGCAGGATGGTGATGCCGAAGTCGATCACGTTATCGACGAGGCTGTCGAGGTGGGCAGCTCCTTCCATCAGCAAGGCGCTCGTGCGCTGTATGGCGGTCGCCTCGGCCTTTTTCACGTTCTCACCCTTGGCGAACTCGTCGCCGAAGACTTTGCGCCATTTCTCGATGCTCTCGGATCGGGTCGCCGCGTTGAAAGCTTCGTCGATCCATTTTCGGTACTTGTGCACGAAGTTCCGGAAATTAGCATACTGGGTGTCATTCCAGAGGTCGGCGAAATCCTGGGATGGGAGCGCCGGATTGGGCACCTCCGGCTTGTTTGGGTGTGCCTGCAACCAGTCGTCCAAGCGGCCTATGATCGTCTGCAGGGCGCTTGGCGTATCGGAAAACGCACCGGAGTCTTTATCGAACCACTCGATGCGGTGACCGATAAGCGTCGTCAGAAGAACGGACTGACAGCTAAAACGCTTCTTGATGTCCCTAATATACTTGATCAGCCTGGTGGCTTTGCGGAATGAGTTGTTGCCCGAATAACCATTCTTTTCACGCATCCACCGCGTGTACTCAACCGGCTGTGAACCTTCGAACGCGTCCTTGCGCTTGTTGCAGACCTCAAGAGTGCCCTGGTACTCGCGGTCCATGACCAAGGGAGCAATGTCGATCTTGCAGTCGTCCGCGTATGTGATCGTGACGCAGTAGTCATAGACTACCGTTTTGTCGCCGTACCTCCCGCTGTCTAAGAAGAGCCGCCCGAGCTCCTTGACGTACTGGGCAGCGCTCCACCCTTCTACGGGGTACACCTTCACCAGAAGGTCGGCGTCGAATTCTCCCCCATCTACAGGGCGAATGATGGTGTCGTGGGCCCAGGATCCCTGCTCGATGAAGGTGGATATCCGCGGCTCCCACTCAGAACCTCTGATGAAATCCTTGATGGTTTCGATCCGCTCTTCAAGCCGGTCTAAGCGAGTTTGATTGAGGTTGACTGTATCGATCACAAAATCATTGAAGTCGCTGACAAGTTTCATAAGCAGGCCCCCTTGCAAAGAATTACTTGAGCGTTGAGGGCCTTTCAACCTAAGGTGCATAACGTTCTTGGGGATTGTGGTTCAAACTGTCCTTATTGCCATCTGAATGGGGGCTGTGCCCTGAAGGACAAGCGCATTTCCGTCCGAGACGCCTCGCGTGCTCGTGTCTGCATCGGCGGAATCTGCACTAAAACCGGACGGCCCGCCGGCGGCCCCAGATCGGTCATTCATCCGTTGCGGCATGATATGGGGCTTAGTGCCGGCGGGTGGCAAGGCCCCACAAATCGGCAAGATCGTCCAGGCAGGAGCGGAGTTCATTGGCGGCGGCCAGCTTGCCGCGCCTCGATCGGCCGAGTTCATGCAAGGCATATCCTTCGCCGCATATCCGACATACCAGCCGGTAGCGATCGGGATCACGCAAGCGGCGCCGGGCGCGGCGCAATTCATCAGCGGCCACCAGCTGGCGTTCGGTGATCGGATCGGATCGCTGGCCGCCGTCTACCGGCTCCTTGCCATAGTCGATGGCGCCGGCACCCTTGCCGCCCATGGTTTCCCAAAGGGCGCCGAACCTGTTTGCGGCGGCCAGCTGCGCGGGATCGAGGCGGCCACGCGAGTAAAGCATGATGACCGCGCTCTGGCGGGTATTGATTACCGCGCTGATCTGCTTGGGGTTGCCGGCGGTCCCTGAATGGGCGCGGCTGTAGAATGGATTGTCGACAACGACGGCGCGCAGGGAACGGTGCGGATCGTGCGGTTTCCTATTCACCATGAACTCCTCGGGCGTGAATCAAACGGGGTCGCCCGATTATAACAAACCCGCAGTCCCGGCTCGGACGATCAGAAGCATGAGTAGGCCGATGGCGACCGCCACGGCCAACGCGAAGACGCGATACTGCGTGATCATTGGGCGGCCCTCTTCAATCTGACGCAAACGCTGCTTCGCGACGGCCTTTTTGGGCTCATCTGAGAAAGCCGCCTGAATAGCCTTGAGCTTGCGGTCGCGCACGGCGATCTGATGCATAAGTTAATGGACAAGCCCGGAGTCCTCGTCATTATCGAAAAACGCGCCAAGAATATGGTTGGGCGTGATGCCAAGCTCCTTGCAGATCAGGATCAGCGCCGAGGCCGAGATCCGGTTGGCGCCCTTCTCGTATTTTTGCAATTGCTGGAACGTGATCCCGAGCTTTTCGGCAAGCGCTCCCTGCGACATGCTCCGCAGCAGCCGGAATTCCCGAATGCGGGCGCCTATCTTCTGATCAATGTCCGTGGTCTGGACTTTCAAACTCTGTCTCATGCTCCGCCCTTTCATTGCAGGAAATTCCGCATCCTGCCTTCCATCGGCCCGAGGCTGGGATCCTCTTCCACGCGCGGACCGAGAATATTGGGCCGACCGGGCGGCGGAAGTGACGAGGAAGCGGGTCAGATCGAAGCCTCCGAGGCAGCACCACATCATCTCCCTCATTCTTCTCCGTTCAACGCGCATCTGCGCTTGCCCTTACCCGTATTTCTTTCAATTTGCCCTTCCTTACGCTCGCTAGTTGAGATAGCAGTTCTCCATGTCAATATTGTTTTCGATCAGATTGGCAACTATCATCCGGCAGTTGTGACAACAAGCGAATACAAAGCCGCGCTCGCCGCTCTCGGAACGGGTTTCAAATGGCCGCAGAATCCTTGCGAATAGGGCCTCACACGTCTCAGCGCCACGCGTTCCAGGGCTCACCCCGGATCATCGGGCTCGCGCTTGAGGCATTAGCCATAAAAACTGAGGGGAAAAATACGTATGATAGAAAATAATATTTACCTGATTGGCCAACGAGCATCGCCGCTGGTGGGGGCCGGGTCGTCACGGATATGCAAAGCGACTCGCCGACTTTGGCCGCTACAAGGAAGCCCAGGCGCTGGAAATCTGACCAATGCTATGTTCGGCCGTCGGGGCGACCATCCTTTGCCGGAAATGCCCGTCCCCTTGAAGCTGGTCACTTTCGCGGTGGAGCGGTTAAAGGCCTCTACTCCGGCGATGACCCCCGGGGCACCTGCCGTAGAATAATTCTAATTCCGGGTGGCTGATCGCAGCAGAGCGCAGCCAAAACTGCGAAAGAACGCTGCTAGTCGGAGAAATGGCGGGGAAACCCCACGTAGCCCGCCGCCCTGCATCCCCCCTTGACCAGGGCCGACTATGGTTCACCCGGAATGGCCGAGCCCGCCCCATGCCACATAGGCGGGCTCGGCCGCAATTCTCAGTAGGCAAGCGGATAGGCATCGGCAAGCAGCTTATTCCAGCGCGAGCGGAAATTTGCGCCGGGGCATAGTGGCTTCTTTCCTCGGCCACGAT